TTAGATAGTACTAATATTTCAAATAGAATTAACGGTAAATTAAATATAAGTGATACTGCTGCAATGCTTTTGCCTTATATGAAATTTATTGATACTGTTTCTTTATCCAATAGAATTAATTTAAGGGTAAAATATTCCGATACGGCAGCAATGCTTTTGCCTTATTTACGCAAATTAGATACGGCTAGTTTATCTAGGAGAATTGATGAGAAACAAAATATAATTAAATTAACTACTAATTTTAAAAGTGGAGCAGCAACATTAATACGAGATACTTTAAATATCCCTAAGTATTCAGATACTTTAAGTGATGCTTATGTGCCATATGTTGGGGCAAATAAAGATGTTGATTTAGGAGTTTATGATTTAACGGGTACTTTTTTAACTGCAAATGCAGGAGTAGAAATTCAAGATAACGGAGCAGGGATTGGCGATAAAGTTGGTTATACTTCTTTATATACTTCTAATGAGGCATTTAATTTTAGAACAAGCAGACTTTTACCTAATAATTTAACAAAGTCTAGACAAGCAACCTTTCTTTATCCAGTAGAAGGCGATGGTTATTTAACAACCTTTAATTATAATTTACCAGTAAGAACTGGAACTTTAGCTTTAGTAGAAGATACTGTTAACCTATCCAATAGGATTAATTTAAAAGCAGATAAGGCAACTACACTTACTATTAATGGGGTAACTTATAATTTAAGTGCAAATCGTACTTGGACTATACCTACTTTTGATTCTACTTCAATATCTAATAGGATAAATTTAAAACTTAATATCAGCGATACTGCTTCAATGCTTAGTCCTTATCTTAGGGAAGCGGATACAAGTTCATTGTCTAATAGAATTGATTTACGAGTTAAATATTCAGATACTGCAGCAATGCTAAGTCCGTATTTAAAGAGTGCGGTTACAAGTGTAGGTTTATCTATGCCATCTGCATTTAGTGTTACTAATAGCCCTGTTACAAGCACAGGAACATTAACAGTTACAGGTGCAGGAAATACAAGTCAGTATATAGATGGTACTGGTGCTTTACAAACTATGCAGGGTATAGTAACAGAGGTTGAAACATTAGTTAAAGAAGTATATAATGAAACAGGTGCAACCTTAACAAAAGGAACAGTTGTTTTTATTAATGGTGGTCACGGAAATTTACCAACAGTTACAAAAGCAGCAGCTTCATCGGATAGTCTTTCTGCACAAACTTTTGGTTTAGTAAAAGCAGACATAAGTGATAATTCAAATGGTTATGTAATTGTAATTGGAGATTTAATAGATATGCCTACAAGTGCTTTTTTAGAAGGTACTCAATTATATTTAAGTCCAACTGCAGGTTTATTCACAAGCACTAAACAGTATGCTCCATCGCATTTAGTTTATGTTGGTGTTGTTACTAGAAGCCATCCTACACAAGGGGTTATATCTGTAAAGATTCAGAATGGTTATGAGATGGATGAACTGCATAATGTATCTGCACAAAGTCCAAGTAATAACAGTTTATTGCAATACAAAACTTCTACTAATTTATGGACTAAGGTAGAAGGCACTACTTCAAACATTGCAGAGGGAACTAATCTATATTATACAGATGCAAGGGTAAGCAATAAAATGAATTATACTGATACGGCTAGTTTATCAAATCGTATCAATGCAAAAGCGGATGCACTAATCGGAACTACAAACACAGTTCCTAAATTTACATCATCAACTACCATAGGAAATAGTAATATTAAAGATGACGGAAACGTTGTAAGTGTAAGTACTACAATAGGTAATTTTGGTGCTTTACAGGTTGGAAGTTATAATGGTAATATTTTAATGAATACTACTAATACAAATGGTGGTTTAATATTTCAAAATACATCTTCATCTAATAAATTATGGGATTTCTCTTCTGACAATAATGATTTGGTTTTTAACGAGTCAAACGTTAATCCAGTAATGAAATTAAAAGCAGGTGGTAATGTAGTAATATCAAATCTTTCAGGTACAGGAACTCGTATGGTAGTGGCAGATGCAAATGGAGTTTTATCTAGTCAAGCAATAAGTAGTGATACAACTTCTTTAAGTAACCGAATTAATTTAAAACTAAATATAAGTGATACTGCTTCTATGTTAAGTCCTTACTTAAGAAAGGCTGATACAAGTTCTTTAAGTAATAGAATAAATTTAAAATTAAATATTTCAGATACCGCTTCTATGCTTAGCGGATATCAAAGCGCAATTAATTCTAAACAAGCAGCAATAACATTAACTACTACAGGCACAAGTGGAGCAGCAACCTTTAGTTCTAATACTTTAAATATTCCACAGTATCAAGCTGCAGGTACTTATGTAACAAGTGTTACAGGAACTTCTCCAATAGTTTCTTCAGGTGGAACTACACCTGCTATTTCTATACCTGCTGCATCAAGTTCAGTAAATGGGTATTTAAGTTCAACTGATTGGAGTACTTTTAATGGTAAAGAATCTGTATTAACATTTTCATCTCCTTTAGTAAGGACTACAAATACTATTTCTATTCCTGTAGCAACTGGTTCAGCAAATGGTTATTTGTCAGCTACTGATTGGACTACTTTTAATAATAAAGTTTCTACTGCTACATTGAGTGGATATCTACCATTAACAGGTGGTACACTTACAGGTGCTTTGGGTGGGACAAGTGCAACGTTTAGTGGGTTATTAACAGGAACAAATGCAATTTTTAATACAGGTGCAAGTGTTACTCCGAATTTTATTGTATATGGTGGGGGTTCATCAAGTGGAGGTGGTAAAGGTAATATTAGAAGTTCAGATGCAGGTGGTGGGAACTATTGGGATTTTGGAAGAGATAATGCAGTTACAGGAGATTTTGTATTATCAAATTTAGGTTCAACCCCTTATTTTAGAGTTGCTACACTAACAGGAGCAGCTACATTCTCTAGTAGTGTAACAAGTAGCTTTGGTAGTTCAGGTGCAAACTTTAACAGTAACGCTGCAACTACAGGAGCAGTAAATGCTTATAGAGTTTCTAATACTACAGGAGTTGGTTCTTATGGAATAGAAAGTAATGCAGGAGGAGATTTAATGACAGGGGGATTATCTAATGCTACACTTTTACAATCTATTTCAAATACTGCTTTACAGTTTGGAACTAACCAAGCTGCAAGAATGACTATTACAACAGGTGGCAATGTAGGAATAGGAACTACAAGTCCAAATTTTACTACTACAAATAGAACTACATTAGATGTTAATGGTACAAGTTCAAGTTTATTAGCATTAAGTGTAGGAGGAGCAAGTAAATCATATTTATTTCAAAGCGGTAATGATTTATTTTTAAATAATACAACAGGTCTTATTGCAATTACAGCAGAAACTGCAAGTAATATAACATTTGCTACAAGCAATACAGAAAGAATGCGTATTACAAGTGGGGGCAATGTATTAATAGGAGGAACTTATAATACTGCAAGATTAACGGCTATAGGAGCAGGAAATACAAGTGCAGCAAATGCTTTTGCAGTTAGAAGTTTAGATTTAGATAATTTAATGTATATCAGAAATGATGGATTTTTTAATTCAGGCACAGGTTCATATTCTCCATATAATAATCCAACTACAGGAAGGTCAATGGTAATTGAAAGTGGTGGTGGTTTAGGTTATTTAGTATCTACTAGAGAATCAAAAGGTAATATTCAATCTATAAGTAACGTTTCTTTTATTAATCAACTAAACCCTGTATCATTTAATTATCGTAAAAAAGATAATTTAACTAATGAATATACTGATGAATTAGTTGAAAATACATCGTATGGATTCATAGCTGATGAAGTTGAGAAGGTAAATAAAGATTTAGTTTTTTATAATGTTGAAAATGATGGAACTAAAAAATTAGCAGGGGTTGAGTACAATAGTATGATAGCTATTTTAACAAAGGCTATTCAAGAACTATCAGCTAAAAATGAAGCATTAATTAAAAGAATAGAAACATTAGAAAACAAATAAATCAAATATGAAAAAAACAATCACAACCCTAGTAATGGCATTAAGTATGTCAGCAGCATTTAGTCAAGTATCCGACACCTTAATTATTAAGATGGACACTACGATGTTTAAAAACGTAATTGCAATAATCCAAAAGCAATTAGATAGCAAAGCAGCAAGTACCTATGTACTAGAAGCATTAAGTAAATATGAATTAATCGCAACAAAGCCTAAAGAAATAAAAAAGTAAATATGAAAAAAATAATCCTATCAGTTTTAGTGTTGGCTAGTTTGTCAACAAAAGCGCAAATGTTTAGAAATAGTAGTGATACTGCAATAATCGGAAATGATACCATTTATTACCAAAAAGGTGGTATCTTAATTAAGCCAGTTATCGTTAATTATCAAGGAGAATCTGCTTGGTCATTAAGTTGGACTGCTAACAACCTATCAAGTAACGGAGAGGGATGTAATACCTATGTAACATTAAGAGGTAAAAACAACAACCAGTTAGCTGATTTTAATTGCTATATTCCGGCTTCAATAGTTGCAGTTTGGGGAATTAGCAATGCTCCAATAGATGAGTATATTCTTAGTCAATATCCACGCTTTGTAAAACAAGACTAATGAATCCACAAGATTATAAGATATATTTATTTAATGGCTTTGCGCTTTCGGTATCAATGACTAACATTGAAACTTACCTACGCATTACATTATTAATATTATCAATAGCTTACACACTTTTTAAACTTTTAAAAAATGATAAAAATGAAAAACTTTAAGACAAGTATTGCCGGATTATTGGCAGGTGTACCTTTCATAGTTGATGCTTTATTAGAGGCATATAACGCAGGTGCTTTCACAGGCAAAAGCGGTTTACAGTTAGTAGCTGCTATTGGAGTGGTTTTATTAGGTCTATACTCAAAAGACCACGATGTTAAAGGGTTATAGTCTATTAGTAGCAGCTTTCTTATTAGGAGGCTGCTACACCCAAAATAAGGCGGTAAAACAAGTTAATAAGGCATTGGGTAGCTATCCTGAAATAGTGGCTAAAATCGCCTTAGATTCATTCCCTTGCAATGTTATTAAAGTTGATACAATCATCACTCACTTTGATACAACAATCGAGGTAATTTACCCTCACTTTGATACAACTTTGTCCCGAATAGATACAATATATGGGACGAAAAAAGTGTACGTTAAATTACCGTACAAAACAGTATATATAACAAAGTCAATAGAATCAACTGCTAAATTAACTATCTTAAATGCTAGGTTTGATTCATTAACAAAAGTTACTACTTTAATTCAGAAGTCTAACGAGGATTTAACCAGTAAGGTAGGCAGAAAGAATAAAGTTATTTATTGGTTAATTGCTTTTTTAATTGGATTATCCGTACCTTACTTAATTAAATTAATAAAAATACTAGATATATGACACCATCAAATGAATTTTACAGGTTATTAAAATTATTTGAGGGTTGTAAATTAGAGGCTTATAGATGTCCGGCAAATGTTGTTACTATTGGGTATGGTAGTGTAATGGATTTAAAAGGCAATTCTATAATAATGGGCAGTAAGATAAGCCTTGCAGAAGCGGAAGCATTATTAAAAAACGAGGTTGATAAGAAAGCGAAATACCTAAATAAAGAACTAGGTAAAACAATAGTTACACAGAACCAATTTGATGCTTTATTATTATTTCAATATAATTGCGGCAGTGCAGCATTGACCAGAAGCACCTTATTTAAAAAGGTAAAAGCAAACCCTAATGATAAGACCATTGAAGCTGAATTTATGAGATGGGATAAAGCAGGTGGTAAACAATTAAAAGGTTTAACAATTAGAAGAGCAACCGAATCAAAACTATACTTCACTAAATAAAACTTATGCGCCCAAGATTCAATAAAACACAAACGGAATGGTGGCAACAAAAACAGTTATTTGACAAACAACTTTATAAGGTATTAATTTTTAGCGACTGCCACGGATGGTTGGCAGACCTTTCAGCCTTAAGGTGTATTAATCAAGTTCTGCAACATAATAAATTTGATGAGGTAATAATTAATGGAGATGTAACGGATATGCCTTATATATCAAAGCATAGTCAGAAGTTATACCAAGAGGGCATACTAAAAGGATATACCGAAGTTGGCGAAATAGAATATACTAAAGAGCAGATACTCAAGCCTTTACGATTAAGTACAGATGCTAAGATTAGGGTAAGATTAGGAAACCACGATGAAAGAATAACTAATCCATATAATTTAGGAGATAAGCAGTTAGCAAGATTAGCAGTACTTTATAAGAATTATAATAGTACTAAGTATAATGAAATGCTAGACTTAAAGGAAAGCGACGGATTTATATATGACGAAAGCGACGTGTACAATTTATTTAATATTTTCGACATCACGCATGGATTAAGTTTAAATAAAACTGCAGCGGAAAAAAACATATTTGAATATATGGGTAGTGGAAGCACTGGTCATACACACCGATTAAATTCTAAGTATTTAACAAATAGAAAGAATCCGTATGTATGGCTTGAATCAGGTTGCACTAGGTTAACGAAAGAGGTAGAATTCTTCCCTACTGGTAAGACTGCAGATTGGCAGCAGGGATTCATAGAGGTAGTATTTACAAAGACAGGATTCTTTGCACAACCTACTTTAATTTTAAATGGAGAATGTTATTATAACGGAATAATTTATAAAGGATGAACGGCTCAATATTAATACCTGAAAAGTTTAAATTAAATGGTAAGACCATTGAAGTAATAATTGATAATGATTATTGCCAAGATAATAAGTGTATGGGAGAGGCTGATTTTACTCTAAACATAATTACGCTATGTGATGAGTATGGCGGTAAGAAAGTTAATAAAAGAAGTAAGGAGCAAATATTCTACCACGAATTAATACACCATATTTTAAATGCAATGAACTTAGAGAAATTAAAGTATAATGAACTGTTCGTAGATATGTTTGCAGATAAGCTAATTGAATACGAAAGAAGTAAAAGATAGTTTGTTTTTTAGTTTTGGTTACCCCTTAGTGTTTCTACATTGAGGGGTTTTTTTATGGCTGAAACCCAATAGAATCAATAGTTATTAAAATATTTATATATAGAATATAAATTAATTTAAAAAAAAGTTTAAAATTTATTTGGTAGTTTGGAATATTCGTTTTATCTTTGATTTATCAATAACGAAAAAACAAACAAAATGACAACTTCAAACGAAAAATTTTTAATCTTAAATGGTTTACCAGCTTATACAGTTGAGCAATGGTTAAGTACATACAAAGATTTTATTACAACTTATTATACTTATTCTAAGGAAGAAAGAAAAACACAAAGAATTATAGATTTTGTTGAGCAAATAAATAAAGTAAAAGTATTTTTAAAATCAAAAAAAGTTAAATTTATTTAATAACTAAAAACCAAACAAATGAAAACAGTCCAACCACCAAATCCCCCAAGTGATTTCAATACTTGGATTAACTACATTTTTAACCTAATAAAACAAAACTATGACACACCAAGAAATTAAAGACGCAATCCTAATCTCAATTCTTATTATTGGCGCATTATTAGCCGACAACTTTTTAAACTTTTAATTATGACAATCAAATTTAAAACCGAAGTAGAAAACGAAATTGCACTCGAACTACCATTATATTTTAAATTAATTAATGGAGTTATTCAAGATTCTTACTTTGCTATTATTAGGGAAGACTTAGGTATATCTAACTGGGGAGGCAGAGATATATTGGTAAACAGGTTCCCTGAGCATATAGCTAAGCTAACACTTGATAAAGATTATAAGCAAATAACAGAAGCAGAATTTAAAACTGCATTAACCCAAACTTGTAACTATTTAATAAACCTAATATGAGCAATTTAATCAAAATTCAAAACGAACTAAAAGCACCTAAGAATCAAACGAATGCGTTTGGTAAGTATAAGTACAGAAGCTGCGAGGATATTCTCGAAGCGGTTAAACCTTTACTTCTAAAGTATAATTGTCAGCTAATTATTAGCGATACAATTAAAGAAGCAGGTGGAATTATTTACTGCGAAAGTAGAATAGTATTTACCGATGGTTTAGAACACTATTATACTACCGCTTGTGCAGGAATAGAGCCAAATCGTAAAGGTATGGATATAGCACAATCCTTTGGAGCATCCAGTAGCTATGCTAGAAAGTATGCGTTAAACGGTTTGTTTTTAATAGATGACACTAAGGATGCAGATGCTACAAATGACCACGGTAGAGCAGAGAAACCTTTTATGACAGATACTCAAATGATATCTTTAATAGCCAGATATAACGAAGGCGAAAGGGATGTATTTGAAAAAGCAAAAGCACATTTAGTTTTGAGAGACAAAGATTTATTAACCATAAAAGCAATGAAATAATGATAGAGCAATATTCAAGCGAATGGTTTGAGCAAAGAATGGGAAAAATAACCAGTTCAACCATCTACAACCTAATGACTGAACCTAAATTAAAGTCAGAAGCTGGTAACTTATCAGCAACTACTAAGGAGTATTTAACTTCTAAACTAGCTGAAAGGCTTACAGGAGTGCAAAGGGAATTTACTTCTAATGCTACTAATCATGGA